GTTATGGGAATAATTGGTATAAAATTAAGAAATCAAGCATATGACTCCTGCTATTTGTATAATAAAATAATAATTTATAAATAAAGAAAGAGGTATCCAAAATGAATCAAAATAAAAATATCAATTACAATAAATATACAACAATATTATTTGACGGAGTAATCCAATTAGATGACTCTGGAAATAAAATGAATTACTTAATTATAGATAAAAACAATAACTCAAAAAATATTACAAAAATCTTAGACACAATTTATAATTCCAAAAATACAATTGATAAATTAATTAGAATCCATGGTTTAGTATGTGAAAATAATAATACATTCAATGGATTTGCTAAACTGCATATTAAAAAGGATATATTCGGCATAGAGGGTTATCACGTTGGCAACTTTGCATTAGATTTAAAATTAGATTTATTAGTTGGTAAAGAGGTAAAAATCCTCCTAGAAGATTATACAAATTCGTTAGCTACGGAGGATTATAATGAATCAAAAATATCATAATAAGGAGGAATATAATAATTATAATGAATATATAAATGAATCCTGCTATTATTGCGGAGAAGAGTTTATACATATAGAAGACATTTTAGTGGATAGAAGAGATCGATACATATGTCAAGAGTGCTCGATTGTATATGGGATTGATGCGGTTAGGTGTAGGGAGATAGATTGAATTTTATTGAGTGGTGTGGGAAATTTATATTAGAAAATATATTATGAAAGAGGTAATGTATAAATGAGATATTTACTATCAATTGATTATGATGAGCCAGATTCAAAAACATATAGAGGTGTAGTTATTTATGATAGTGAAAAAGAGGAGTGGGAAGAGGTAGTTAGAGTTAATACTGGTTCTCCTCAATTAGATGAAAAAAGAGCATTGCGAAAATTTCATAAACTAATTGATAATGCAGTTGTCTATTATTTGAGTTCTTATGATCATTATTTTATGGACTTTGATTATGATAATGATCCAAAAGTAAAAGCCGAAGTGGATAAAATGGTTGAAGAGCAAGAGGAAAAGATTAGAAAGTATAAAAAAAGAATTGGCAAGGAGGAAGATGATGATTTAACAACCGAAGAATGGAATTATATTATTAATAGAAGGGATGACAATTGAATAAAATGGAGGATGTAAAACGCTATGAAAAATTAAATAAAAAAGCAGAATGTATATCGTACCAATTAACCGAAGAAGAAATGATAGAACGTGGTTATAAAGAAAGGAATGTAATGAATACAGAATTACAAATAGATGAACAATTTAAAAATTTACTCCCTCCCCTATCTCCAGAAGAATTTAGTAAATTAGAAGAATTAATTATAAATGATGGATGTACTGAATCAATAAAAGTTTGGAAAGATAAAGTTACTAATATCACATATATAATTGATGGACATAATAGATATCAAATATGCACTAAACATAATATACCATTTAAGGTTGAATCTAAGGGGTTTAATAACAAGTTTGAAGTAATTGATTGGATAATAAATTTTCAATTTGGCAGGAGGAACTTAACTCCTGAAGAAAGACATTATTTGACTGGATTACAATATGAGAATGAGAAGACGAAAAGCCAATGGAGGGGAAATCAACATACTAAAAATGAGGCAACGGTAGTTTCTTCCACTGCCACATTACAAAAAGATCCAATAGAAGAAGGGAAATTTCAAGCTATTACCACAGCAGAACGCATAGCAAAGCAACATGGAGTAAGTGAAAAATTAATTCGTGACAATGGTAAATATGCCAATGTTGTAAATGAAATTGCAGAACTTGTTGGTGTTGAAGCAAAAAATAAAATTCTTACTGGGGAAAAAAAGATTTCTAAAGAAGATGTAATTGAACTTGGAAAACAAATTAAAAGTGGAGATATTGATAAGGATTGGCTTAAGGAGCAGTTTATAGAATCTCCAGAAAAGAAAGTAAAAATAACTAGAAAAGAAGATACTGAAAAGAAAATAGGTAGACCCAAAAAAGAACCTGTTAAATTAGTTGAGACATTAACACCTTCAACATCTATTCCTGAATCTACTTCAACTCTTAAACCTAAAACAAAACATTGTGATAAGTGTAGAGAAGATAAATTATTAGATGATTTTTATATTGGGCATGATAAATGTAAAATTTGCGAACAAATCACAGAAGAAAGGAAAAATAAAAAAGAAATTGATAATAATATTAATGCAATTATTGAAGATGTAAAAACTTCTAAAACAATTTATGATTTTTGTGATATTGATGGTGAAATAGAAATCTTTGAAATTATTTGCGAAGAATTAATTGAACAATTAAATATTAAACTTTTTACAACATTTGATTTGGTAAAAAAAATGGATTCAGAACAAATCGATTTAACTATTAGTGTTTTAAATGAACATATTGAAAAAATAAATAATATTAAATTAAAATTAAAAGGAGAATTTGATTATGAACAGAACTAAACCAGAGAACTTTATGGATTTATTCCCTAATTCCAAACAACATATGGAGTATATTTATATGAACAATTTACATTCAAACTTATATTATCAAAACGAACCAAGTAAAGAAAATGTAAAGAAGATTGTTGATAGATTTCATCCAATTGCATTAGATCCATTAGTGGTGAGTCGTAGAGACAACAGGAATAATGTTGTTGATGGACAAACGAGATTATGTGCAGCAAAACAAGTTTATGAAAATTCAAAATATCCAATTAAAATTAGTTGTAGAGTTATTGAGGGGTTAACAGAGATAGAAGAAAATCTTTTATTTGATATTTTAGCAGGAAGAAGAACTGTAGGGATCGAAGAAAAAACAAAAGCAAAATATGGAGCGAAAGATGAAAATACAGTAAATATGGTTGATTTAATTAATGAATCTGGTCTTGTGTTTGATTTTGGAAGTGGTAAAGCACAGGGAAGAATTAAAGCAATAAAAACAATTGAAGAAATTTATTCAAAACTAGATACATATGATTTTAAAGCATATTTAAAATTATTAAAAGATACTTGGGAGGGAAACACAGATTCTTTAAAAAGATTCATGCTATATGGTTTGTTTGAATTCTACAATAAATTTAAGGATAAAATAGATAATAAAACGTTTGTCAAAAAATTAAGTAGGTATGCTCCTAATGATATTGAAAAGATGGGTAAAAGTGATTTATCCGCATCTGGAAATACTGGATATGCTAAAGCATTAGTTAAATTATATAATAAAGGACTAAAAGAAGAAAATAGAATTGGTGAATGGTATTAATTATATATAATAATTAACTATATAGGGATAGATGTTTTATGCTGTATCTATCCCTACTCTAATAGTATAGTGTATAGTGTTAAGATAATAAGAGGAGGAGGAAAATAATATTGAGCTTAAATAAGCAAATACATATTTATACTGTAGACACAAGTAGTTTTTATAATGAAGAAGAAATGACAATACATAAAAACATGAATGAATTATATAGATATAAAAAAGAACTCTATAATATAATAAATAAGTTAAAGAAAGATGAACAAAAAGTAGACAAAGCAGAAGTAGATGAAATAAGTGATTATATTACAAGTATAAACAGAACAATAAAGTATTATAAAGATGGACTATATTTAGTATTTGAAAAACATCAAGGAATCAGATCTCTAAATCCTGATTCATTAAATGATAAGAATGTAATTTCTATTTTTGATTCTGTACTAACTAGAACAATGCAAATCCCAGAAAATACTCTGTCTAAGGATATAATTATTGTTCAGACTTATTTCTTTGATGTAATTGAAGATATTATTTTAGATGGTTTTATATATGAAGGTAATAGATATTTATGTTTAACAGCTAGTGCGGGACAAATAAGAACAAAAAAGACAGTCTTTATAAAAGAGGATATTTGGTTGAAGCATCAACACACATTAATGTGTGGATTAACAATTGATAAAATTAATGAATTAGGTGGAGTAAATATCAACAAATACCTTGCTTATTTAGCACTCTGTAATTCTGCAACTGATGAATGGAAAGAATTTGATATTACTAAATCAATAGTTGTAGATGATATGGAGACAAATGTCAAAGGGTTGGTAGATTTTATAGATGATGAAACTTATAAAATTGCTAGAAAGGAAATGGATATTAATATTACTCATACCGATGGATGCGGAATGATTTTGCCAAGCTTGAGTAAAAAAAGCATGATGGTTAGATTGCCTTGGGTAAAGGGTCTTCTCGTACCATTTTCTTATGATATTTTTATAAAAAACGCAAATATCAACGATAAAAATAAAGATTATGGGAAAATAACTGATATTTATGGGCAAGAACATGATATTATAAAAGAAGGAATACAGGTTATTTTTACAAAAAGTCAATTTAAAATGTGGAAATATTTCAATAATGTTCTCGGTGAAAATGGCAATATTGTGAAATATGGATGGGAGGTATATAAAGATAATTATAAACAATACAATTGTCAAGCAGGAAAATGCAATGAAGAGGAAGATGATTTCTCAGATGCAAAAATAAATTATCAAATGTTACAAACTTTGACAGATATGACAGACGAAGAGTTAAAAGAAATATCTAAAACTACCAAACATCATGTTGTAAATATAGGTAGTGATAGAAAAACAATGTTGAAAGTACTAGGAGTTAAAAAATCCAATCAGAACAAAAATAATCTTCAACAAGCATTAGAGATTTATCCAGAATTACTAAATGATACATATTGTAAGGAAATACTAAAACAGGTTAAAAAAAGTTTAGTTAAGGAAGGCAGGTCGGCTAAACTCAGCATAAAAGCAAAATACACTTTCATAGTGCCGGATTTATATGCTTTTTGTGAATATATGATATTGGGTGATAAAGATCCAAAAGGGTTACTCGAAGATGGGGAAGTGTATTGTAATTTATATCCTGAATCAGAAAAACTAGATTGTTTAAGAAGTCCTCATCTCTTTTTGGAACACTCAGTTAGAAAAAATATAATTGATGATAAGAAAAAAGAGTGGTTTATTACTAAAGGTCTATACACATCTTGCCATGATTTAATATCTAAGATTTTGCAATTTGATGTTGATGGTGATAAATCTTTAGTTTGTGCTGAGAAGATAGTTATCGAAGTAGCAGACAGAAACATGAAAGATATTGTACCCCTTTACTATAATATGCGTAAAGCAGGAGCAGAAATTATAAATAATCAAACAATATTTAATGGATTAAAAACAGCTTATACTGGTGGAAATATTGGTATGATTAGCAATGACATTACAAAAATATGGAATAGTGAAAATGTAAATTTAGATGTAATTAAATTACTATGTATGGAAAATAACTTTACTATTGATTACGCAAAAACATTATATAAACCAAAAAGACCAAATGAACAGAAAAAATTGATTAATGGGTATACAAAATCAAAGACTCCTCATTTCTTTATTTATGCTAAAGATAAGGATAAAAATAAGGTGGAAAAAATTAATAATAGTGTAGTTAACAGACTAAATAAAATAATACCTAATCCAAATATTAAATTTAATGCTATTGGTCTTGGAACATTTGATTATAAAATGCTAATGAAGGATGATAACATTAAATTAGACAGTGGTATTATTAAAAAGTATAAAGAGTTAGATTTAAAAAAACATTTTATTATTAGCAAAGTAGACGAAGATAAAAGTAATATGAAGTTCCTTTATCAAGAAATCAGAAGAGAAATATTAGAGTTAAATAGTGACATTCATTACGTTGTTGATGTTTTGGTTAAATATTTATATGAGTATAAAAAATCTAATTATAAAACTACATTATGGGAATGCTTTGGTGATATGTTAGTCATAAACTTACGAAGGAATGTAGAGGTTAATAAAATATATTGTGAGGTTTGTGGGGATTTAATTAATCAATCAAACAATAAAACAAAATATTGTCCAGACTGTGCAAAGGAAATTGACAGGGAAAAAGCAAGAAAACGTATGAAAGTTATAAGATGTTCGAAATAGAAAGCGTCTGAAACCTAGTAATAGCAATGGATTGTAAAGTTTGAAAAATAAATTATTCGTTGGAACCTGCTTATATCAAGGGTTTCAAGGGACTTTTTATAAATTGTCAATAAGGGAACATAGACTAATATACACATAAAAGAGATATGCGATACCCGTCATAAACGGTTTGGTCGATACGTTTATGATAATTATCTTACGAACAAAAATTAATTCCAAAAAAGGAGTCCTCAATAAACTTGGAAAAAATAAGTAAGTATGAAATGGACTATTTAATATTAAATTTAGTACTCAAACAAAATAAGGGAAACTATGGAGATAACCTAATAGTAACAGGTAAATTTGGTAATGCCAGAGGTAAGACTAGGTATATAACAACACCTGTTTATAATTATTTACTAAGGTTACAAGAAAATGATAAACAGGATATAAATAAGGTTAAAGACAATCAGAGATATTTATTTAATAATAATGATAAAGACAAATGTGTCTCATAATGGATAAAAATAATAAAATAAGTAGTAAGGGATTGATTCGTATTGCCTATTAAAGTGTTCGTTGATACGAATGTTTTATTGAATCAAAATTTCCATCCAGAAAATTATCTAAATGTAGCAACATGTATAACTTGTATCGAAGAAATTGATGGGTTGAAAAAATCACCTGAGATTGGATACCAAGCTAGGGATGCTACAAAGAAATTAAAAAATGCAACCAATGTTGAAATAAAAATAGAATATAATTCATTTGAAAATAAATTTCTTGAACATAAAAATGATAACACCATACTTGGATTTGCCTATAAAACATGGGAAGATGATAATGAATTTGTTTTTCTAACGGATGATTTTAATTTATGGTTGAAGTCAAAAGCAATTAGTTTACCATGTGAATTATTTGAGTTTAAAGACTCAGAAGAAGAAACATATAATGGGATTCGTGAAGTTTGGTTAACTGAAAGAGACTACATAAGAGTAAGAGACAGTGAAATCAACCAACTAGATTGTTTTCCGAATGAATATATCATTATTAACAATACAACAAAAGATGAACAATACCTTTATATGTGGAATAGCGAGTATCTTGAAGAAGTTAAAGTAAAACCAATTACAAATAAATATCTTAACGCAACAAAGGATGCAATAGTTCACTTTGATATATATCAAAAAGCGTTTATACATATGCTCCAAAATGAAAATGTTAAAGTAATGATAACTGATTCAATTTATGGTGCTGGTAAGAGTTATATTATGTTACACTGGGCATTACAACAATTAGGCAGTGGAAATGGTAAATATAAAAAGATATATTTTGTAAAAAGCGACAGTCCTCCAAAGGGCAGAAAAGAGTTTCCTGCTATTCCCGGAGACGTTTCAGAAAAAACAGAACCATTAATGGGTGTGATCTTAGATACAACGTCCGAAGAAAGTATGTCAGAGTTTTCTAGTAGAAATAGTAAAGTAGAAGTATTGCCAATTCAGCATTGTAAGGGGCGTAGTTTAAAAGGGGTAATTTTGTATATTAATGAGTGTCAAGACTTTACCCCTTCAGAGATGGAAAGATTACTTTCTAGAATTGGTGAAGATACTGTAGTTTTAATAGATGGATCTACCAAACAAATTGATAATAAAAATTGTGGTTATAGAAATGGGCTTGGTGTGGTCAGTAAAAATTTTAAAGATAAAAGTATTGCTGCACAGGTTAATATGGTTAATGACTACCGTAGTGAGATAAGTAAAATGGTAAGCGAAATGGATTGGTCGGATTAAAAGAGAGTCCTTTGTTTTATATTAAAAACATTGCGACAATATTATACATATAGTCTGGTACTCACAAGGTATACAGACTAAATAAAATAAAATAAAAGGGGATTAAAATATATATGAATAAAGCAGAAATTATTACAAAAATGAGCGAGATTGCAAACGGTACAAAAGTAGAAAGCGAAAAGTATTTAAACGCATTTTTAGGTGCATTAGAATATGCAATTGAAAATAAAGAGGAATTTAAATTAACTGGTTATTTTGGGATGAAAACTGTAGAACGAGCAGCTAGAACTGGTCGCAACCCACAAAATGGTGAAGAGATGCAAATTCCAGCTAAGAATGTAATAAAGACATCTATTGGTAAGAAACTTAGTGATCTAGCTCTTTAATAATAAATAAGTGCTAATTTAATAATCATAATAATTTAATAAAAGGTGGAATTAATAATAAATGGCAAAATCGAAACTTACTGAAACTAAGAAAATTACTCATAAACTAGCAACTGAAGGTGAATTAACAGTTGTAGATAATGTAGTAGTATTAAATATACCAGACGAAGGTGTTAAGAATTTACATGAATTGTTAAAGAATTTCTCTGGATGCTATGTTAAATTATCTTTCACAGAAGAAGAAATTGAAGATGTTGTGGATGAAGATGAACCAGAAGACGATGAGTAATAACAATGCTCTGAAAAATGAGCCAGTATTTCAATAATACATTAGGGAGAGGTAGGATAAATCATTCATTCGTATTTTTTCTCCTACCTCTCCCTATTAAGTTAATTTTACATCAACAATAAGTCCTATAATATGCCTTTTTCTGGGTAAGCACCATATATTTGTGTCATATATAGGCAATTGATGTATATAATTGAACTGAACTGAATTAAGTTAATAACTCTAACAAAGAAGTCGTTTGTGCTTTAGGCACATTACATACTAAATAGGTTTCACAATATAACCTAGATAAAAATTGTATTTAGAGGTGTTCCATACGTATCGTTGGGGCATCTCTATCAACATTCTCTATTAAAGGAGGATTGAAATTGAATGATTTTAATGTAGAAGAAAACAATACAATATGCCCTGCGTGTGGAAATAATCATTTTTGGATTAAATATTTTGTAAATAAGATGATTTATTTCTGTAAGGATTGCCAGTATTCAGAGGAAATTAAGTAGATAATATGAGATAAGGAAATAGTATATCATAATGGTCGATTTATGATAATTAAATTTGAAAAATAAATATTGATTGAGGTTTTTAATGGATAGTAATCTAATTGATATTTGCTATAAAAAGTATAATAAAGAAATAAGTGATTCGTGGGATGAACTTGCAAAGGAATGGAATTATACTTCTGGTGAAGCACTTAGGAGTAAATTTAAAAAATATAGAAAAGCAAATGACATTGTAAAAGAGTTAAAAAATAACACAGAAGAAGTACATCCTCAAGCAAATGTAGATTCTAATATTGAAGAAAAGAAACTTTCTGAATTAGATTTAAAAGAAATTAATTTAAAGAAGGAAAGAATTAAACTTCAAGATTTAAGAACATCTATCAATCGAGATATTAGAATTCTTGCACGAAAAGAAACATTAGCAGAATTAATCAAAGAAAGTATTAAAGACCTATCTCCTATCAACTTCAAACAACCAGAACATTTATATGGTGAAGAAAATGAAATGGTTGTTCAGATTTCAGATCCTCATTTTGGATTAACAGTCAATAATGAATTCGAAGTTTATAATGAAGATATATTTTTAAGAAGGTTAACAAATTATACTTTACAAATACTAGATATAAAGAAAAAAGAAAAAATTAATAAATGTCATCTTTGCTTTTCTGGTGATGCTATATCGGGACTTATTCACGAAACAATAGTTAGGAATAATCAATATGGAGTGGTAGATCAAACAAAAAGATTTTCAGAATATGCTTCTAAATTTATTGAAAAATTAAGTAATCATTTTGAAGAAATTATTGTTCATTTTGTAACAGGCAATCATAGTCGAAACAATGAAAACAAAGATAAAACAGAGAATAAGGACAGATATGAGAATTTTATATTAGAATTTATAGAATTAAGAACTGCCAATTTAAAGAATATTAAGTTCGAGAAATCTATATTGGATAATACGATTGCTGAGTTCTATATAAAGGGGCATTACTGTTGCTTGGTGCATGGAGACTATGATAATGCCAAAACTGCTCCTAGCAAACTATTATCATTGCTAGATAAAAAACCAAAAATGATTTTCTTAGGTCATAAACACATATTTGAGATATTAACGGTTGATAAGAGTAAGGTTATTACTAGTGGTTCTTGGGTGACACATGATGAATACTGTACAAATCACAGATTTACTGGAGAACCAAGTCAAACTGTTACCATTGTAGGCGATAAAGGATTTTTGTGTGCCTATGATTGTAAATTAGATTAAAATAATTTGAAAGAATTAATGAGGTAATTTTATGTCAGAACTTACTACTCTTAATATTGATGAATTAGTTGCACAGATGCAAGAAACTTCAAATCCTGTATTACACACATATTTCAAAGGATTAAAAAATAGAACCATTATCATTAACGAAGCAATTACAGAATCAATAATCGAATGTGCTGTGTTATTATTAGAAATGGATAATGATGGAACGGGGGATAAAATAAAAATTTATCTTTCAAGTGGAGGAGGGTCTACGTATAATGGACTGACTCTTTGTAGTATTATAGATAAATTAAAAACAAAAACAGAAATAACTACTTTTTCATATGCAATGAGTATGGGTGCATTAATACTTATGGCAGGATATGATAACCCCAATGTAGTTAAAAAATGCTATCCTTTTACTGTCGGACTAATTCATGGAGGAAGTCAGTTATTTGAAGGAACATTATCACAGGCTCGTGATTATTGGTCATTCAATGAGAAATATGAAGAAAAAATTAAAGAATATGTCTTAACGCATAGTAAAATTACTGATACCGAATATGAAAAGATGCAAAAATCAGAATGGTATATGACAGCAGAGGATATGCTGAAGTATGGTTTGGTTTCAGAGATTCTTTAGAATTTCCTATTAAACAAACAATAAATATAATAATGATTGGAGATATTCTTTAATGGAATTAAAAGTAAAAAACTATTTCGATGATGAGACTTTAGAACATATTGGAACTAGATATTTTGCTGATAATGAAGAAATTAGTTTTGAAGATTATAGTGGTTTTATCAATGATTTGTTTGGTGATAGTGGTGATAATACAGATAGCGAAGAATATAATAATCAATCTGAAAATGATTGTGCTTGTAGTTTAGATGGGAATTGCGAGAAATGTGATTGTTCTGAGTGTGATGGTTGTGACAATATAGAATGTTGTAATGAAAATATAGAGTATATGGATTGTGAGGATAAAGAATTGGAAAATGAATGTGAGTGTCCCATCTGCACAGGCAAAGAAGAGGCAATGGGGTTATGTTGCTATTGTGAAGAGTGCTTGGAAAATTATATAAAGGAATCTATTGAAGAATGTTTAGAAGTTGTTTTTGGGGATTCTTGCCCAGAATGTAAGATAGACAGCGTTTTAAAATTGGCATATAAATGTTTGGAGTTAGGGAAACAGAGTACTAGGCAAGATGTAATGGAATATTTAGAGAAATAGAAATATAGTTGGATTTTAATAGGTTTAATATAATAATGTTTTGTGGATAAGTCAAGGACTCAGGCAGTAAATGTCTGAGTTTTTTGTTGTCTTGCAAAAATAAATATTGCAATGTTTTATTAAAGAAGTTATTTTAACTAACTTCTTTTAATTATATTTTAAGGAAGTGAAAATAATTAATGGCAGGTAAACAA